CCATAAACATGGCGCCATTGCCTATTACCGATTCATCGGCTGCTATAACCGGAAATGTCGCTGCACTTGCCGCCATTCCGTCAACATGGGCAATAATCTTGCTTTTATGCTCTTTGATTGCTTGAGACATAGCACGAGCTGCGAATACATCACCACCAGGACTGTTTATTCGTAAATGGATAACTGGATTACTTAGCGCGTTTAGTTCTTTTACAAAGTTAACCGCAGAAACACCGCCCCAAATATCATCAGAAACAATGGCATCATACAAATAGATTGTTGCCTCTGCTTCGGTTTTGTTTTCGATGTGAAAACTACCTTTGCCTTTATTAAGCTGTAGCAGCGTCTGGAGTTGGTTCATTTTGTTGTCCCGTTGTAGCTGTTCGTAATTTGTCACCGCCTTCAATAGATGGCAAGTTTTCCATTTTTCGTACTTCATCAATAGTTAGCCAAGCATCCTCACCGGCACGACCTAAACCAATTCTATAACCTTCGTTTCTCGATTTATAATCGCCGCGCTCTAATCCTGCGGTATTAAATTCAACAAAATACTTTTCACGGTTAGGCCAAATTTTTCGGTTTAATTCTTTCTCGATCTTTGTTAAATGTCTTGCAAGTGTATATTTTACGAAAGCAATACTCATTTGCTCTATACCAGTACCCCAAGCCGTTGAACTTGAACTGCCTATCATGTGTGACGGCACACCAAATATACGCGCTATATCATCAACCTGAAATTGGCGAGTCTGCAAAAGTTGACTATCTTCTGCCGACATGGTTAATTCATGTACTTTAGCGCCACCTGCTAATAATGCGGGTTTATGCGAGTTTTCAGCGCCTTGGTACCGATCTGCCCATGACTTCCTCATCATTTCTTGCTGTTCTACGTTTGGATTGCCAGCAATTTCAATTGCGAAATCAGGCCTTGCGCCGTTTTCAAAAAATCGGGCGCTATATTCATCAGAAGCCAATGAAATTCCAGCCGCACGTCTAAGTACGTATTTAATCTGACTCATGCCGCGGAAGCCGTTAAATCCAGGCCCAGCCACGTGAATAATATCACTTGCTGCTACAACTTCTTGCTTCCCAGGCTTTACATTGTTATCAATACGATACAATAATTCTTGTCTATCGCCTTTTAAGACTGTAACTAATAACGGGTTAAGCCATTCAAAGCCAATAATTTTTGATGCTACAAAACCGCCTCGGATGATTCTTGCAAATGCGTCACCGTGCAACAATAACGAGGCAAGCATGGTTTCCCAAAAAACGGCAGAACTATAATTCTCGTGCGGCTGTTCGTTAAGTAGCCACCAAATATCGTTTTTAACGCGCTCTCTATCGTCGCCATTGCGCTGATAAACAGCAAGCGGTAATGATGCTATTGCACCACCTATAAGGCTGATACACGAATAAACAGACGTTACTTGCATGGCTGTCAATTCATTGACGCTTTGACCGGCTGACTTAAAGCCGTTTGTAGTCCAGTCGATAAACTCAGAACTGGCTATGCTGACGTTGTTTTGTATGACTGGCAGAGAATCCTCAACTGTAAAGTCATATCTTCCGCGCTTTGATTGTCTAGTAAATAGATTCATTGGCATATTATAGCAAATATTACAGCGTTATATAACATAGTTTAATTAAAATTACAAAAATATTATTTCACTGACTGGTTCAGGTTCTGCTGGTTCTGAAAAAATAGCGCCTGCTGCCATTGTTAACGCTATCATTCCGTCAATTCGTCCTGTTGCTTTTGTCTTATCAAGTTTTCTGTTTCCTGCCGGATCGCGGATAGCAACGGCATTGGCTGCGCACATGGTTAAAACTGGGTTATTTCCGTGTCGAATCCTATTTTGCATTAATTCAGCTTCTAAATGCTCCAAAGCTGGCGACATGTCCTTGTAACCTTGCCCAAATGGATGCAGCGGTAATTCTCTGTCAACGTTTTTTAATTCTTTCATCAATACGTCAATTCGCCATCTATCAAACGATATTTTCTGCACATCATAATCATCGCATATTTGACAAAGCCTTTCTGCTACAATCTCATAATCCACACTGCTTCCAGGAGTTGCATTGATATAACCTTGTTTCTCCCATACATCATATGGCGCACGGTCACGTGCTGCCCTGTCCTTTAATCCGTTAAACGGCGCGAAAAATTCACACTTAACATGAAGAATCCCTTTTGAATCCTGCGTTACTATCGCTAATGCCGTTAAATCATTTCTTGCTGATAAATCAAGTCCAAGGTAAACAGGATAATCATAAAAGGCATCTTCATCAGGTTCACCGCTGTTTGCTTCCCATACTGCACGCGATATAAACGGACTATGAACGTTAACGCGCTGGTTAAGTATCAAGTTTCTATAATTGTTTTCCCTGCTTGGCATCCTGCGTGCGCCTTCTGCCTGATCTCTTACCTCATCAGCATTTAAAAAATCACCATAAGCAGGGTTAGCTTGTTTTATGGCTTCATCACTAAACGGATCGAGCAATTCGTCTGCCGTCCACAAAAACAATTTAACTTTAGGGTCTGCTCCAGTTTTAGCATCATCTATAAGTATAGATAATAAATCGGCATCTGTTGGCGCTTGAGTGCTGATAATGATAGACATCGGCTCGTCTTGCGCGCCGGCTGCTGTTTCTAGTGCTTCATACAATTCAGAGCGGGGGCCACGTACCTGACCTAATTCGTCATGCACTGTAAAAACAGGACTTAATCCATAAGCTGTTGATGCTTCGGCTGATAACGCCCTGTATAATGCGCCAAGCTCTGGACAAAATAGCTGTTTTGCTGTATCTCTTACCGTTACCACGGCTGACAAGTCTGTAGACATCCTAACGGTTTTTGCCGCTAGTGCAAATAGAATAGCCGCCTGATCCCTAGATTGTGCCGCTGAATATAGCTGGCTGTTTGGCTTAGCTTCTGGCCCGCATAGGTGCAAAAGCAATAAAAAAGCGCTTAAAGTCGTCTTGGCATTCTTCCTGCCAAAACTTATAATTGCCCTTCTTGTCGGACTGTCGTAGATTTCTTTTATCGCTGATCGCTGGAATGTCCGCAAAACAACAGGCTGACCAACAAATTTACCCTCTGGAATTCGGCAAAACGTTTCAATCCATTGGATATTACGCTCGCCGCGTGTTATTTGTCCCAGGGTCGTTTTATTGCCGCTTGATTGTTTTTTACTGACGCGCTTGACGGTTGCCACCTGCTTTGTGGTGTTAGCCTTAGTTTTGTTGCTATTGCTGATATCATCCCGCTTTCTTTGATTGACATTGACATC